TCTGGCCGCAAAGGTGGTCAGGGTTTTCTTTCACGTAGTTTGATGGGGTAATCCTAGATGCCAATTATTCAGCAGCCAGCAATTAGCATCTCCCCGACAGCTAATAGTGCTGAGCGAGTGCTGGCGCGTTTTGAGCGGGCCAAGACGCTACGTCAGCCTTGGATTTCAGAGTACGAGGAGTGCTATGAATATGCGTTGCCGAGTCGTGAAAGCTTTTATGCTCAAGCCCCCGGTCAATCTCGACTGGACAAGATTTTTGATGAAACTGCAATTGTTGGTGTACAAGAGTTTGCATCGCGCCTGCAATCTGGCCTTATACCCAACTATGCTCGCTGGGCTGAGCTTATTGCGGGCTCGGAAGTCCCTGAAGAGGAACGTTCGGAGGTTAACAAGGCTCTTGAAGACGTAACTGAATATATCTTCGAGATCATTCAGAACAGCAACTTTGCTCAAGAAGCTAACGAATCGCTGATCGATATTGCTCTTGGCACTGCTTGCATGAGAATTGACGAGGGCGATGCTCTCAATCCTGTGGTGTTTACGGCTGTGCCGTTACCACAATTGTATCTTGATACTGGCCCACACGATAAGCTGGACTCTATTTTCCGTGAGCGTTCGATTAAAGCATCGAACATCAAGGTTGCTTACCCGAATGCAACTCTGCCGATGGAGCTTGCGCGTGAGCTAGCCAGTGGTACAGATCGCTATGTAACAATCGTGGAGAATGTTTACCGCGATTGGTCTTCCCTTGTGAACGAGGTCAACAAGTTTTGCGTTGTCATTCCTGAGTACAACGCTGTTCTTGTTGAAGAAACTTATCGCGGCACGGGCTCTAGTCCCTACGTTGCATTCCGTTGGTCGAAGGCGGCTGGCGAAGTCTGGGGTCGCGGGCCGTTGCTTAATGCAATGCCTGCGGTAAAGACCACTAACCTTGTCGTGCAAATGATCCTTGAAAATGCGCAGATGGCAATCTCTGGGATTTACACTGCCGAGGACGATGGCATTGTTAACCCCTCGAACATTCGCCTGATCCCCGGCACGATTATTCCGGTAGCGCCCGGTAGCGCTGGCATTCGCCCGGTGGCTGCGGCTGGTAGCTTTGATGTGGCACAACTTGTGCTTTCGGACATGCGGATGAACATTCGCAAGGCCCTTTACAACGAAATGCTTGGCAATCCGAACACTACGCCAATGTCTGCTACGGAAGTAGCGCAACGTATGGCCGACTTGTCGCGTCAGATTGGCTCGGCTTTTGGCCGCTTGCAGGCGGAGTTTGTCAATCCCGTCTTGCGCCGCGTATTGTTTATCTTGAAGAAGCAGGGCCGCATTGAGATTCCGACCGTCAATGGCCGGGAAGTGCAGGTGCGCTCGACTAGCCCTCTTGCGCAAGCACAAGCGTTTGAGGATATTAATGCGGTCAACCGCTTCCTTGAGTTGGTGCAAACTCGCTTTGGCCCGCAAATGGTCAACTTGTTTGTGAAGGGCGATGAGACTACAAAGTATCTCGCGACCAAATTTGGTGTGCCTGACAGCCTAGTCCGTAATGAAGCGGAGCGGGCTGAGCTTGCACAAAACATAGCGCAGATGGGGCAAAATGGAATCGACACCTCGAGTCTTGCGGGCTGATGGAGTCAGCCGTTCTCAGCAAGAAGATGACGAACTGAATCAAACTATTGCTGCCCTGTTTAGATCACGGGCTGGCAAGAGAGTTTTGGATTACCTGCGATCCATTACCATTGAGTTTGTAGCAGGGCCGAACATCAGTGACGCTGAGTTGCGGCATCGAGAAGGTATGCGCTACCTTGTCGGTATTATTGAAGAGCGCATGAGAATGGGGCAGAAGTAATGGAAGAGCAAACTGAAACTGTAGAAACCACTGAAATTGTAGAAACCACTGAAACCGTAGCAGCTCCTGAAACTGTTGAGCGCCCGGAATGGCTTCCCGAAAAGTTCTGGGTGGAGGGTCAGCCTTCCTACGAAAACCTTGCCAAGTCGTACTCTGAATTAGAGAAGATGCGCGGCAACATGAAGGACGCTGTTCTTCAGGAAATTGAAGTGGAGCGACTTGGCCAGCGCCCTGAGTCAGCTGCGGAATACAAGCTGCCCGAGGCTGACTACCTTGATGGCGAGCAGCTTGCTAGTAGTCCGATTGTCGAATGGTGGCGCAACTTTGCGCACGAAAACGGCTATAACCAAGAGCAGTTTGAAGCAGCAATTAACAAGTACGCTGAGGTCGAAGTTGCTCGCATCCAAGAGTCTTACGAGCAAGAGATGGCAGCGCTTGGCGAAAACGCTGATGCACGCATCGAAGCTGTTACGCTTTGGATGAACAACAGTTTTAGCGAAGGTCAACGCGAGGCACTGGCTGATGCTTGCACTACCGCCGCAGGCATTGAGGCTGTAGAGCAGATCATTAATATGCTCAAAGCCAGCGGCAACATTGACCCTGCTGCTTTTGAAAAGCCGCCGGAAATTACTCGCGCAGATGTCGAGAAGATGATGCAAGATCGTCGTTACTGGCATCCTGCTGATCGCGACCCTGCTTTTGTTAAGCAGGTAGAGGACTTCTTTAAGAAATCCTTTAGCGCATGATCCGCGAGCTAGAACCGGATGACATTGCCGAGGTCATGCAATTGGCCAAGGCAATGCATTTGGAGTCTCCGTTCTACAGCAAATATCCGTTTAGCGAAGAAAAGATTGAGCGGTTATATCAGGTCTTTCTAAAAGATTCTGACTGGCTTTGCGTGATTGCTGAGAGCAATGACAAGATCATTGGTTTTTTGGCGGTCACGATTGTCCCTACGTTTTTTGGGGACGCTCGTTTTGTTGAGGACATATCGTTTTACGTTGATCCCAAGTATCGCGGCACCAGCGCTGCGCTGCGTTTGGTAAGAGCGGTGGAAGCTTGGGGTGTTGCGAAAAACGTTGCTGCTATTAGAGTTGGTATCACTACTGGCATTAATCCTAAGCCTGCTGGCAATTTCTTCCTGCGTCTTGGCTATGAAGAAACTGGCAGGCTATATACGAAATTGGTTGGGATAAGTAATTAGTCCATTGAGATTTTACTTGTTCCAATTGATCTCGAAGTCAGGCCCGCAAAAGTTACACTCGGCCCGTAAGGATAACCGAATATGGACTGTAGCGGATAACCGACTGTAATCATCGTCACTTAATCAAAGGAACCTAAAATGGCTCTCGATATTAATGACGCGTTTGTTAAGCAGTTCGAATCCGAAGTCCACATGGCTTATCAGCGGATGGGCTCGAAGCTGCGTAACACCACGCGTTTTAAGGGTAACGTGAAGGGTACGTCCACCACGTTCCAGAAGGTCGGCACTGGCGTTGCTGGCACCAAGTCGCGTCACGGCAACGTGCCAGTGATGTCGATCGATCACACCAACGTTGAATGTACCCTCGGCGATTACTACGCTGCGGACTACATCGACAAGCTCGACGAACTGAAGATCAACCATGACGAGCGCATGGTGGTTACTCAGTCGGCTGCTGCGGCTATTGGTCGTAAGTCGGACGAACTAATCGTCGCTGCTCTCGATGGCACCAGCAACACCATTGTTGAAAGCGGTACCACTGGCCTGAGTCAGGCAAAGATTGAAACCGTGTTTGCTAACTTTGGTGACAACGATGTTCCTGAAGACGGTGAGCGTTACTTCATTGTTTCGCCGACCGCTTGGACTGATCTTCTGGGCATTTCGGCGTTCGCTGATGCGGACTTCGTAGGCTCGGATGACCTCCCCTACAAGGGTGGCATGGTTGCTCGTCGTTGGCTCGGCTTCATGTGGATGACCTTCTCGGGTCTCGACAAGACCGGCAACATTCGCAAGAACTTCGCTTACCACCGTTCGGCCATTGGTCTTGCGTCGGGTGCTGAAGTCTCGACTGAACTGAACTACATCCCGGAAAAGGCTGCTCACCTCGCGACTTCGATGATGTCGCAGGGCGCTGTCCTGATCGATACTCGCGGTGTGTACGAAGTTCAGACCTATGAAGCGTAAGGAGATTTAATCATGGCTCTTACTTCTTCGACCCTGTGGAAGGCTACTGGTGGTACCACTAGCCTGCACATCTACCGCTCGGCTGATACGATTGCTACCATCACCGGCTCGGGTTACTTCAATGGAGTGACCAACAACTTGCAGCAGTGGGATGTTATCATCTGCGTCAGCGAAACTGGCGGCACCCCCAAGGTGGACGTTGTGACTGTTACCTCGGCCACTGGTGCCGCGACTGTCACCACGACTGCTGTTGAAGGCGTGACTGCAACGTAATGCAGTAGGGGGAGAGGGGCTCCCGTCTCTCCCCCTGATCTGGGCTGGGTGCGAGTCCCACGCACTCAGCCCTTTTGCTAGGAGCTACACGTGGCTGTAACCGATATCGACATTTGCGCTCGTGCTTTGGTGATGATCGGCGCTCAGCCGATTACGTCTTTTAGCGATGGCACAACCGAAGCTGTTGTCGCCAGCAATCTATACGAAGACACGATTCGCGATCTTCTCACTCGCCATCGTTGGCGGTTTTCTTCTGGGCAGGCACAGCTTTCGCGTAAAACCGATGCTCCGCTTGATAGCTGGGATGCTGCCTATCAATTGCCTTCCAACCTACTTGTGCTGCATGACTTGACGGTTAACGGGTACAATGTGGTTTATGACCGCTACCAGAACCTTGCCTACTGCGATGCTGATGCCAGTGACGTAGTGGTGGCAAACTATACGTTTCGAGCGGAAGAGGATCTTTGGCCTCCGTACTTTATCTCTTTGGCCGAGACTTACCTTGCCAGCTTGTTCGCTTACTCCGTAGCAAATCAGATTCAGACCGCAGACTATCTGGACAAGAAAGCGTTGCGACAGTTAGCGCTAGCCAGAAACATCGACAGCCAAGAACAGACTACCCGCAAGATGGATATGTCTTTGTTCACTCGTGTGCGTAGGACTATTGGCTAATGGTTGTAATGCGTCAGATTCAGACGAACTTTTCCAGCGGCGAGCTTGATCCGCTGATGCGGTTTCGCTCGGATACTGGCGCGTATCAAAACGGTGCTGCTCGTCTACGTAATGTGGCGCTGCTCAATACGGGCGGTGTTACACGTAGGCCGGGTACAACCTACTTTGCTGCCCTTCCCGCTCGCTCGCGTTTGATCTCGTTCGACTTTGACGAGAACGAGCGTTACATTTTTGCGCTAAGCAATAACAGGCTGACGGTTTATGATACCGATGGTGTGTTGATTGCCAACATAACGAGCGGTGCGACTTGGACTACCAATGAATTGTTTAGCCTGACCTACGCTCAGGTTGCCGATACAATGATCTTGGCGCACCAAAGCTGGGCTCCAAAGGTTATTAAGCGCACTAGCGCATCGACGTTTACCATTACTGACTTTGCGTTTGACCAGTCTGTCAACCAAGACTTTACATACCAGCCGTACTTTAAGTTTGCTGATGATGCGGTGACGCTTGCCTGCTCTGGCACGACAGGTAGCGTAACGGTTACTGCGTCCGCTCCTTCGTTTACGAGCGATTACGTAGGGCTGCGTTTGCGTTGGCAGGACGTTGAGATTGCCATCACTGGGTATACCAACTCAACAACGCTGACTGGCACAATTCGTGGGACGCTGAAGGCCGAGTACGACATTGATCCGTTCCGCAGTACGATTAGCTCTACGACTGTGGAAGTCACTCATGTGCTGCATGGTTTTGCGACTGGGGCTAGCGTTGTTATTACTGGTGCCAATGCTGTTGGCGGTATCCCCGCTACTGAACTCAATGCTACGCACACTGTGACTGTGATTGATGACAATCACTACAACATCACTGTGACTACGCCTGCGACGGAAAGCATCGATGGTGGTGGGCCGTCTGTGTTTTATACGTCTAGCACTACGGCTACTAGAACGTGGTACGAGCCTGTCTTTGCTACGCCTAATGGCTGGCCTGCGGCTGTTGCGTTCCATGATGGGCGACTTTGGTTTGGTGGCACGACTGCGCAGCCAGATGGTTTGTACGGTAGCACGATCAATCAATACTTTAACTTCGATGTTGGTGATGGCTTGGACAATCAAGCCGTGCAAGTTTCGATTGGTTCGGAAGATATTTCGAATGTCCAGCACATCGTTTCAAACCGCGATCTACAAATTTTTACCGCGACGGGTGAGTTTATTGCACCACGCAGCAATGCTCAGGTGCTGACTCCGGCAAACACTCGTGTTCTGCGGCAAACCCCGTATGGGTGCAGTCAGGTTACGCCTATTCCGTTTGATGGCGGCACCCTGTTCGTGCAAAACTCTGGCAAGGGTGTGCGCGAGTTTATCTATGCTGATGCTGAAAATAGTTACGCATCAACTGATCTTAGCCTTCTTGCCTCGCACTTGATTGTGAACCCGCGTGATTTGGCGGTGCTGTATGGTTCGGCCTCACGCAACGAGCAGTATGCTGGTGTAGTTAACAGCGATGGTACGCTTGCTGTTTTTCACTCTGCTAGGGCCGAACAGCTTGCTGGCTGGACGCTCTGGTCTATGGACGATGCTACGTTCGATTCTATTTGCGCCGTTAACAATGCGATGTACGCATCTGTGTTGCGCGATGGCGTGTATAGCTTGGAGCGATTTGCGGCTGATGACTCGCTGGCGCTTGATAGCTCTAGCACGTACACCTCTGTGTCCCCGACTGACACGTGGACTGTGGCTTCGCGCTTCAACAATCAGGAAGTCTTTGTGTATGGCGACGGAGAGTATCTTGGCCCTTACACTGTCAATGGCTCGTCTAGCTTGGTGATAGACAGCGAGCATACTGAAATTATTATTGGCTACGATTACACCATTGAAATTAAAACGCTGCCCGCCAATGTTATGTTGCCATCGGGGTCTATGATTGGTTTGCCAAAGCGGATTAATCGCGTATTCCTGGGGCTCGACTCTACGCTTGGTGTGTCGGTGCAGGGCAATCGGCTGATCCTCCGCGGTGTGACTGACGATTTCTCGCAACCACTGACTCCCTTTACCGGGATGCAGGATTTTTATTTGCTTGGGTACAACAAGGAAGCGCAGATTACGATTGCTCAATCTGAGCCTTTGGCCATGCGTGTCCTTGGTATGAATATGGAGGTTGCATTCTAATGTGTGTCACTGCTGTTGTCGTAGCCGCCGCTGCCACTGTTGCTAGCACAGCCACTAGTATTGGCGCTGCAAAAGCAAACGCTGCTCAGCAAAAACTAATGTTGGAGCAGGAGCGCAAGTCTATCCAAGACCAGCGAGAAGCTTCTCGTATCCAAGCTGCGGAAGCAGAGGCTCAGAGGGTTGCAGAGTTTGAACGCAATCGTGCTGCTAACCTTGCCGCTGAAGCCGCAAGCGGAACAAGGAGTGAGTCGTTTCTTCAAGGCATAGAGGCTGCTAGTAGGAAAGCACTAGCCCTTGATCTCGCAAATATACGCAGTGGCCTTTTGACTCAGGACATAGCATCGATGCGTGGTATTCGCGTTAATAGAATGACCCGGCAGGCTGTTAGCATTTCATCTGGTTTACAGCAAGCCGGAGCAGTCTTTAGTGGCCTTGGGCAGCTTGGACAAATAGGTACGGCGGCATCTGCACAATCAACGCCTTCTGGCTCTAGCGGAACGGGGCGTGGTTTTGGCGGCGGTTTTGGTAGAGGTATTTAATTATGGCATTAAAACCATTTGAGCGGCGAGTGGGTTCGCCGCGGGCCGTACCATTAACTCCAGTTCGACAAGTTAATATTCCCGACATTGGGCCGCAAATCCGGCAGGCTGCTAATGTCTTGGCTGAATATGGCGTTAAAGGCATGAGCAAAGAGGCAGAAGAGCAAGGGATTGCTGATGCTGCTGCTGCTCAATTTGCCCGTGACGAGAATGGTAATTTAGTTATGCCCGAACCAACTGGGGGCGGCGAGACTTACAGGAATGCTTTTCTTAAAGCCTCTGGAGATCGCTATGTCGCCGAAGTTGAGTCTAAGTTACAAATTGATCTTAATAGAGTTTATTACGGTGAAGGCAGTTCTAACAAAACTCCAGAACAGCTTGCCCAAGAAGCTGATCTTCTAGTTAGGTCTGTTATTGAAAATGTTGCTCCTGTTTTTAAACCTGTCATTACATCAATGGCTCTTCGTGAATTTAACCAAAGAGACCTTCGCGCAAATGGAGAATTTAAGCGTAAACAAGATCAGTTAAATCAACAAAGCTACGAAACGCAAATATCAAATGCACTTTCTGATGCTTTAGATTTATCTGTAATTGGCACTTCTGAATCTATCACTGCGTTTGCAGGTAAATTAAACTCAGCTTTGCAGGCTGCAAAAGGCTTAATAGACTTAGAACTTCAGCCGTCAGGGTATCTTCAAGAAGTTCAAGAAAGATTTGATTCTGTTTTTAATTATGGGTCTGCTTTCAGAGTCGCTATGGATCGCGTAAACTCAGGAGAACTTGACGTAGCCTCTTTGGAAGCGGGTTTAAATGTTATTTCGGGAACTGATGTAGAAGGTAAATTTTTAAATCGAACGTATTCCGATTTTGCAAATGTTATACAGCGGGATGATCGTGCAAATTTAATAAGGCGATTGGGCGGTGAAATAGATCGCCTTAAAAAACTAGAAGAAGCTGAATCTAAAACTACCGCAGAGTTTTTGGCAAAAAATGATTTTGAATATACTGGCTCTATTCCGCTTGGAACTCCTCCGTCTGTTATAGAATCTTTAACTGATAGTTTGCTAAAAAATAATGGCTACAATCCAGAAGCATTAACTTATGAAGCCGTTTCTTTTTTAACTACGCACTTTCAAGTTATCGATCAGATTCCTGCAAAATATTTTGAAAGACTGAAAAATGTGTCTTCAGCTTCTTTAGAACAGATACAAGAGGCAATGCCTCTTTATATGGGTCTGCGTTCTCCTTTGACGGGTGATGGAACGATAGGCGCGTCTTTGGCTCACAAGTTTTTGAGCAACAAAGAAATTGCCTTTATGGAAAACATAATCATAGCCCAAAGCTTTGGCGCAGGAGACCCTGTAGAAAGAGCAAGGAATGCTGTCAAAAACTATGATGAAACTTTAGATAGCGAATCAACCGCTCGTACTCTTTTAAACAAAAGTGCAGGTGGCGCAAATGAGTTTAAATTACTTTTAGATGAAGCATACGAAAATGCTGACATAGTTATAGAAGCTATGCAGAGTGATGATAAAAAAGAATTACTTATTTATGCAGCGCAATTAGCTTCGGGAGAAGTGCCTACTGCACAAGCTTTGCGACTTGCTGTTGGTAAATTTAAAGACACAAGAGTCCTTGTAACAGAACAAAATCACGCTGCTATTGCGGGATCAAAAACAGGCCCGTTTTATGCAAGGCGCGATGAAGTTTTTCCTGACGTTGAAGTGCTTGATAGAAACAATCGATTAGTTAAAGACAACAATGTTTTTGCTGAAAAATATATTTCTTTAGCTTTAAAAAATGAGCAACTTCCTTCTGAGTTTAAACTAGATGACGTAAAAGTAGGTGAGAATATTTTTGTTCAAGCAGTTCCGGATTCTAACGGATTGTTTTTTGTTATCCGCGATACCGAGGATCAAGGCAGGGATATTGTTCGCAACGAAAAAGGAATGCCTGTTCTCGTTAACTTAGGCCTAGCTGCTAGAGTACAACAAGCCGCAGTAGATGATTGGAAAAGAACCAAACAACGAGCAGAAGACGAATTAGTTACCTTACGTAGAAGGGCTTATCCTCCAATTGAAGGTGGCGACAAGATCACCAGAGGCTGGTCATTTCTTGGAACTCCAGTTGGTAC